GCCCCTGTAGCCGTCGTGAGCGCCGTTGCCGTATTGGTCGCGGTCAGGTACTCGCCAACGCTGCCGGTCGCCGCATTGCCGCCCGAGATCGTACCGACGACGTTCGGCGCTGTGAGTGTCGGCGTCAGAGAGAAAACGGCCGATCCTGAGCCAGTCTCGTCACTAAGAAGCGTGGCGAGCTGCGCGCTGGTTGTGGACGCGAACTGCGACAGATTGCCGGTCGTCAGCGCGGGCGCGGCAAGGTTCGAGTTGTCCCAAGGCGTGGCGCCGTTGAACGTGGGGCGAACGGAGAACGTCTGCGCTGCCGCCCAGGTGTTTGCGCCATTCAGCAGCGGGATCGTCGCCCCGCTCGTCCCGGTGTTGACTGTAGCAGCGGTCCCGAGCCCGAGGTTCGTGCGCGCGGTCGCCGCGGTAGACGCGCCAGTTCCGCCGTTCGCGAGAGGCACTGTGGACGATCCAAGGAGCGCATTGAGTGCCGCTGCTTGCGAAGTCTGCCCTGTGCCGCCGTTCGCAATTGCCACCGTGCCCGGAAGCCCGGATAGCGTGACGGTCGTCCATGCCGGCGCCGTTGTCGGGCCGGTCGATGAGATAACCTGCCCCGACGTCGAGCCCACCGGATTCAGCAGTTGGATCGGGTTGAGCGTTGCGCCGAACGATACAGCGCACGCGAGCGACAGAACTACGGCTGTCAGAAATCGTTTCATTTAGAAGCCCCCTTCACCTTTTCGAAAGTCCGCAGGCCGCCAAGGCCAAGCATCCCCATCATTAATTGCCACAGGTTCTCGTCGAGTCCCGGCATTGCCGGCAACTCATGCCCGAAGGCCAGCACGCCCCAACTTACAAGCGGGCGCATGAGGTACTGGTACGCCAGCGCCGCAGCGCAGACCCATCCAATCGCCGGACGCCAGCCAGACACGAACACGGCGTTATTGCCCGCCTCGACCTGGTTCACGCCAATCTGCGCCTTGGCGATCTCGAATGCCTGATCCATTTCCTTGAACTCGCCGGCCTGCTGCGCCTTGAACAGTTCAAGCTTCGCAGCTGCCGCTTGCGTGGGATCGGGCCAGACTCGATCGATGATCTTCGAGCCGAAGTCGAGCACCGAACTGATGCCGGTAATGTCGAGCAATCCCATGTCAGACCCCTTTGCGCATCATGTCGGCGAGGCGTGTCGCCCTGCCCTTCACTTGGGAAGCCCAAGCGCTGTTCAGCATTCCGTCGGCCGCAGCGTCATACTTGCCTTGGCGCATGAACACGAGCGTGTTCTTGAAGCCGAGCAACTTCGTGATGCCAAGGTTATAGGCCATGTTACAAATGACGCGCTGACGCACATCGTTCAGATCCGTCCACCACGGCAGGTTGCGGTTGAGATCGTGGAACACATCTTCGAGATCGTCATCGAGCAGAGAATTAACCTGCGTGTCGTTCAGCGGATACTTCCAGCCGGCCGGCAGCGGTTTCGCTTGCAGGTTATGACCGACGCCGACCGTATCGATGCCTTTCGTGTCTTTGTAGACCGAATAACGCACGCCTTCATCGCGGCGCAGCTCGGCGATCAGCTTCTGAAGATTCTCGTTGGTCATTTGTCGGCCTTCAAATCGAGCTTGTCCTCGATGCGCTCCAACTTCGCGAACACAGCGCTAATCGTTGCGTTCAAGTTGTCGATCGCTTTTTCGAGCCGGTCGGATGTGACGTATGTTTTCGCGCAATCAAGCTTGAATAGCGAAAGATCCAATTCGGACTTTTCTACTCGCGCATGCAAGCTGCGGAACATCCACCACACCACGACGCCGCAGCCGCTCGCGATAAGCACGAGCCAGCCGTTTAGGATGCTTAAGTCCATTGCCGCCCCCTTATTGCGGCGAGGCGTTGAACATCACGCCGTCGAGATTGATAAGGTTGCCGGCGACGGCGCCCCCTGAGTTAGGGACCACGTTGCCGTTCGTGTCGACGATCACTGACGCGAGCGTTCCGGCCGTCGAGTTGTAGATCGCGAAGATCTTTTGCTGTGCGGGCCGGTATCCAACGGGCAAGACGAACGCGCTCGACCCAAGCGACGCGGAGCCGACAACCACCTGGCCGCGCAATTCCACTAGGCCGTTATCGAACTTCTTAAAGCCCGGCGTATGGCCGCCAGCCGTCCAGTTGTTATTGAAGCTGGAGACGGCCGCGAACGGAGCCGAGGCGATCGTATAAAGGCCGGCAGAGAAGTTCTCGCCTACGTCGACATCGGATACGGTCGTATCCCATGCCACCGCCATGTTGTAGCCGGTGTTGTGCTTGAACGAGCCGCCGACCCAATTCTGATAGGTCGACGTGCCGCCGCCGAGGCCTGCGCCCGAGCCGCCACCGTTCAGCGCAATCCAGTTGCCTTCAACGATGACGTTGTAGCAAAGACCCTGATGGAAGAACTCAAGGTTCGTCGTGAACTCGATGTAGCAGCCGATCACTCGGATGCTCGACGAGCCGCCAGCCACCGAATACACGTTCGCGCAGCTTTCGAAGTCGCAGTTCTGAAAGACGATGTTGTTCGTCGCGCCATCAAGGCGGAGAACGTTGCTGCCGATAGCGAACGCGCTGCAACGATCAAAGATGATGTTGTGCGCTGACGTCGACGAGTAGACCGCATATAGGCTAGTCAGCACCCATTGGCAGCCGATGAATCGCGTCGCATAGCAAGCATTCAGCGTTACACCGTTCTGCAAGGCGCCAAAATGGACGTCCTCGAAGATGATGCCGTTCATGTTCAGGCAGACGAACCCGGTGTGATTCGTGCCGACACAAGGCTGAATGTTCATCGAGCTAATAACGATGTCCATGCCGGCCGCGGGCGAACTGCCTGCGCCTACATTGAAGATCGCGCCAGCAACAAGAGACGTGCCAGCTTTGAACACCGTGGCGGAACCGTCACCGAAAAATCGCAGGGTCTTGCTCGTGTTCTTCGGGATCGAGATTGCGAAGTTGATCAGATACGTTCCAGCCGGCGCATACAGACGGCCGCCAGCAGGCAGCGCCATGACGGCATTTACTGCCGCCTGGATCGCGACCGTATCGTCTGCGATGCCGTTGCCGATTGCGCCGTAGTCGCGCACGTCGATTAGGTCGTTGATCCGGTTGTAAAGCTTCGAGCCGGTCGCGACCTTGGCGTCTGTGACCGTGCCATCAGACGGCGCACCAGTCACGCGAGTGGCGCCACCGCGCACGTAGACGCTCTGCACTCCTACAGGAATAGGCGAAATGAAAGCGAGCGTATTGCCGACGAGCGTGAACTGATCCGGGCCTTGGAACGATGCATCAAAGAAAACTTCGATGTTGTTCTTCGACAGGTACTGATTTGCCAGCGTGATCGACGTCGTGACGCCCGGCGTGAAGCCCGATCCGGACACAAACGTTTCAGTCGTCGCACTTGCGGCAAGCTGATTGATCGAGTCCGCGGTAAGGAATTGAGACGTCAGAACGGAGAGCGGCAGCGCACGAGTTACCCCGTTCGCGTTGCTCCACATCGGCAGCTTGTCATCCGGGGAGAATGAACTTGCGACGCAAAGATCATTGATTGTGGTCATTGTGTCGCCTCGGCGATTGCGCCGTATTTTCCTGCTATGAGATCCGCGTAGATTTCGCGGCCGTAGCCCATCACGTCATTCGGAGACGCGACGAACTTCAGCGGCGTTTGACCGATCGAGGGAAAGACGATCTGAATGGCGATCATCGAATGGCTCGCGTCGGTCCAGACGGGATTGGTGATTGCCTTGTATTCCATTACGCGATCCGTATCCAGAGATAGACGCCGCCCTGCGCGGTGCCGGTGCCCTGCCATGTGCCAGGGAATGTCGGTACTGGACCGCTCACGTTGCCGACCGCATACGCCCCTACGCCATTGGCGAGCTGGTTCGATACGAGCGATGCCTGAGTGACGGCGAGCGAGTTTTGAATCAAGACCGGCGACGTCGCAAAGACGTATTGCTGATTGGTCGGATCCCACGCAAGCGAGCGCGTACCGTCAGCAGTGACAGCCACCCGGCCACCGGCAGCGATCAGGTTTCCAGCGGATTGAATGTCGCCAGCAAGGGACGTGATCTTGCCGCCGCTGTTGATGAAGTCGGTCGTCGTCAGGCCGCCGTTCGGCGTCACCGAGACGCGCCCGAGTTCAGACGTGTTGTTTGCGTTGATGTTGCGGAACACGAATCCGCCGACGCCTGCGCCCTTGTTGTTCGTGAGCCACGTCGTGCCGTCTGTGGCGTCGTTCCAACTCATCCAGCCGCCTTGTGAGGCGAAATTGACGGACGGCGTATTGACCTTCAACCAAGGGAACAGACCAACTTCGCTGGTCTTGTAGTAGCGCGACCCGTCGTTGCCAACGATGATGAATGGAATATCTTCCGGCGACGTGTTGTCAGACGCCGCGTAGACGTACGATCCCCAACCAGTCACGTAGACCTGATTGGTCGATGCGCCCGAGCGAGCGCGAAGCTCGGCAAAGCTGCCCGCGCTCTGAACCGTCGTCTTGGTGAACGTTGAAAGCGTCGGGTCGATCTCGTTCAGCGACGAGTAGACCGTTCGGCCGGCTGCGTCCAGAATGGTGATCGAGTACGGAACCTGCGTGTAAATGTGAACCTGCGCGCCGGCAGAGACCGCGTGACCGTGAACGGTGCGGACTGGCTGCGCAAGAACAGTGGAACTCCCCGAGTCGGAATAAACCGTCTGCGGATAGGCGACGGGGTCGAGCCCGGCCTGACCAATATAGATCGAGCCAGATTCGAGTGGTTGCCCGAAAAGATCGGTGAAAAACGGAAGCGCGCGCGCCTCGCTGGTCGCAGCCATTGAAATCTCCCAAAGGTAAGCGGAGCGCCCCGAAGGGCGCCCGAGAAACGTTGCTTACGTTTGGTTGAAGAGCATGATGCCGGCCATTTCCGGGTTTGTGACCGACACACCATAGAACGCATCGATCCGGTAGAGCGACTGATAGTTCTTGATGTTGGCCTGCTTCGCCATCACGATCTCGATACCCTGATCGGTCGTACCGCGCATCACAGCCATGCCTTGATCCGACGGCACTGCGAGACGGCCCGGCAGGATTTCGACCGCTTCCTTCTTCCAGAAGCAGTTCACGCCCGTCGACACGGTGTTGAGCCAGGTGATCGCTGCGCCCGATGCCGGGGTTGCGGTGACGTTCTTGTACGACAGTTCTGCGTCGGTTGCGCCCTGGCCGCTGATGATCGCCGGAGCGATCGTGATCGTGCCCGTACCGCCCGCACCCGAAACGATGCCGACCACGCGGAACGTCTTGAGCTGTCCGGTATCGATCTTCGTGATCGGATGGACGTTGTTCACGCCAGCGATCGTGAATGCGTCGCCGACCTTGACCGTGCCAGACGTGACGGTGATCGCCAGTGCTTGCAGGCGGTTGTCCACGTTCGACTGAAGCGGGCCGCTCGGCGATGCGTTCAGTGCTTTCGGCGTGGTGTACTGGTTCGCACCGTTCACCGTGACCGTGACGCCAGCAGCGGCCGTCAGGCGCGCGAGGTAGTCTGCCTTCAGCACGCGCTCGAAGCCTGCCACTTGGCGGCCGACGGTTGCCATTTCGTAAGCGTTCGCAGCCTTCTGGCCTTCGACCAGATAAGCGCGCGATGCCAGGTTGCCGGCCATTGCGTTATAGTCACGCGAGCCGAACACCGAGTAACGGCCGTCGTAGTCGATGCCGCTTTCGTTCATCAGCGAGTCAGCTTGCGCCAGATCGTCGAAGCCGGTTGCGGCGACGGTACG